GAAAACGGTATTGAAAAAATATTGAATGACGTAACCATTGGTGAATATGACGTTGTTATGGAAACTGGCCCTGGTTACAACACTAAACGCCAAGAAGCAGTTGATTCTATGATGTCATTACTGGCCGCTGATCCTAATTTAATGGCCCAAGCTGGTGATTTAATCTTTAGAAACATGGACTTCCCAGGCGCAGATGTGATTGCTGACCGGTTGGCCGCAGTTAACCCAATGGCGCAAATTGACGATAAATCCCCAATACCACCACAAGTTCAGATGCAATTGGCAAACAATCAGAAGCAAATGCAAGCGATGCAACAACAATTACAAGCTATGCAACTGTTTATTACAAACCGCCAGGACGTTGAACAAGTACGTCAAAGTGGTGAAGATCGCCGTGCAGTTATTGCCGCTGAAGTCAAGATGCGTGACCAAAATACCCGTTCATTAACATCACAAAATAAGACCGAAATTGAAGCTTTAATGAAGCTAATCCTTGGCCAAATGGATACTTCCAGGCTAGAAGCTGAAATTATGTCAAGAAATCAGGAACAGTATGCAATGATGAACAATGCCACCCAAGCTATTGAAGATAATATGGCGGTAATGGCACCAAATCCGGAACAAATGCAACAAGCGCAACAAATGCCACAAGGACAACCACCCCAACAAATGATGTAGTTGCAAAACACTACATTTAGTATTAAGATTACTTAACAACACTACCTATGGTGTATTCATAGGGTTAATTCTTGGGATAAAACTCATGTCAGATGCACAAGTAGTGGACCAGCCCAAACAGGCTAGTTCAATCGTAACAAGTGAAAATTTAGCTGAATACAATGCTGATAAATTAGGTTTAGCTTCCGAATCAAGCCCAACTGCGGCTGAAGTTGATGAAAATCCTTCAGAGCCAGCGGCCGATAAAGAACAGAGTGAACCAAAATTAGCTGAAGATGAAGCGACCGGAACAGATGAAAAGAAGCAAAACCCAAAGTTGGAAAAGCGTTTTTCTGAATTAACCAAGGCCCGTAAAGAAGCAGAAGCCAGGGCAGAAGAATTAGAAAAACGTTTAGTGGCAATTGAAAGTAAACAGGCACCTATCCAGGAACCTGAAAGCAATCGAAAGCCAACGCCGGACGATTTTAAAGATGCTTTTGAATATGCAGAAGCATTAGCGGATTGGTCAGCGGAACAAGCATTAGCAAGGCGTGACCAGGAAATAAAGCAAAAGGAAGTTCAAGCTAAACGTGAAACGGTCATTCAGACCTGGCAACAAAAGCTTGAAGCTATTAAAGCTGAATTACCTGATTACGAAGTTATGGTGCAATCAAGTTCTATGTCAGTAAATGACACGGTGCGTGATGCCATTGTTGAAAGTGATGTAGGACCTAGAATCCTATATGAACTAGCCAGCAATGATGAATTAGCTGAAAAGCTTTCTACTATGACAACTGCCGGTGCGTTAAAACTTATTGGGAAGCTGGAAGCACAGTTTGAAAAAACTGAAGCCCCAGTTGCGGGAAAGAAAACTGTTGCGGCGAAGTCTAAAGCACCTGAACCTATTCGTCCTTTAAGGTCAACAAGTGGCATTGCAGATGTAGGTATGGATGGTAACGATATGTCATATCAGCAATGGAAAGCCGCTAGACAAGCTGGGAAGATTAGATAAGGTTAAACCTAATTTAATTTTTAAGGAATTATCATGAGTAATAATTTACTAACCATTAGCAAGATCACCAACGAAGCGTTGATGGTCTTAGAAAACGAATTAACTTTTACTGGTCAAGTTGACCGTAATTACGATGACCAGTTTGCAGTAGTAGGCGCAAAGATTGGTCAAACAGTCAATGTACGCCGTCCTGGCCGTTTTATCGGTGCAGTAGGTCCTACATTAGTTGTTGAAGATTTCAACGAAACTTCAGTACCAGTTACATTGTCAACACAGTTCCAGGTTTCAACACAATTCACAACACAAGACTTGGCATTAAGCCTGGATATGTTTAGTGATCGTATTTTGAAGCCAGCAATTGCAACAGTTGCAAATAAGATGGACCGTGATGGTTTAGTTGTTGCTAAAAACAATACCGCAAACATTGTTGGTACTGCTGGTACTGCCCCAACTGGTTTGATTACTTACCTAACTGCGGCGGCTTATCTTGATTCTGAAGGCGCACCACGTGATGGCCGCCGTTCATGCACAATCGAGCCATTTACTTCTTCAACCATTGTTGATAGCTTAAAAGGTTTGTTTGTTCCAACTGAATCCATTTCAAGCCAATACACAAAAGGTTTAATGGGCCGTGATTCCGGTGGTATGAACTGGTATATGGATCAAAACGTGGTATCACAAACGTTCGGTTCTTATTCTTCCGCAACATTGTCATGCAACGTAACAACTGCAACTGGTTTCTTGACAAGTGGCTGGGCTTATTCAAGCAACATTACTATTGGATCGGCTTCTGCGGCTTCTACACTAAACCAAGGTGATACATTCACTATTGCTGGTGTATTTGCAGTTAACCCACAAAACCGTCAGTCTTATGGCAAATTGCGTAACTTTGTAGTTCAATCTACAACTGCAATTGGTTCCGGCGGTACTGCAACTGTAACCGTTGTTCCAGCCGTTATTACTGCTGGTCAGTTCCAAAACGTAAGCGTTACATCAAGTGGTTCACAAACTGTTACTCCGTTCAATAATACTGGCGTAGTTTCACCACAAAACATTTTGATGCATCGCAACGCATTTACACTAGCTTGTGCTGACTTAGAATTGCCTGAAGGCGTTCATTTTGCCGGCCGTGCAAGTGATAAGGAACTTGGTTTGTCAATCCGTGTGGTTCGTCAATACACCATTAACAACGATAGTATTCCAACACGTTTGGACGTTCTATATGGCTGGGCACCTTTGTACCCTGAACTTGCTTGCCGTATTGCATCTTAACAACCCAATTAATTTAAGGAATAAATATCATGGCAAATCCAGGACCAGCAACCACAGTTGCTAATCACCCCTCAAATCTAGCTAGTAACCAGGCTATTCGCCTATTAGCTTCTTACCAGGGCGTAAACGTTAACGCAACAGGCGATACCGTGTTACCAGTTAATAACACTAATTCGTATGGTGTATCAAACGTTATTTTTACAAACGCATCAATTAGTTTGACAACTGCCGCCGCTGGCTTGTTTACTGCACCATCTGCTGGTGGTACAGGAATCGTAGCTAACGCCGCATTGTCAGCAATGACTGCTTCAACTGTTGTTAGCCAACGTACCGTTGCTTCAACTGCATTACAAACTGGTCAAAATCTATATTTAAACGTTGGTACCGCACAAGGTGCGGCCGCCACTATGGACGTTTATGTTTATGGTTACGACTTATCATTCCTACCTTAATAGGGATTAGGAAATAGTGAAGAAAGCCACCCCTATAAAGGGTGGTTTTTTTGTTTTTTAAGCATATAATTAATTATCCTCACTTAAAGGAAACATCATGCCATCAACCACCCTTGCACGTGGAAATGCACTTAGCACTTTCTACATTCAACCATCCATTACCCCAGCCGCAGTTGCCGCAAACATTACTGCCGCACAAACTTTTACTATTGCTGGATTAGAAACAACTGACCATGTAACCGCCGTATCATGCGCTACCGCACAAACCGCTGGTGTATTTATTGCTGATGCCCGTGTTTCAGCTACTAATACATTAAGCGTTCAATTTGGTAACTGCACCGCTGGTTCTTTAACACCAACGGCTGGTTCTTATTACATTGATATTGTGCGTATTGAAGGCCCACTACCTACAACTGCGGTCTAATCATGAATCAATTAAACGCTATACGTCCAATTGGTCCTACAACTGGAATTACAGTTTCAGGTTCTTCTTCAACTGCGGTTACTATTAGTGCTTCAGGCAATAATGAAATGGACTATTGTGCTTTTTTAAATACTGCTTCTACTATTGTGACAATTAATATTTTTCCGGTAGTAGGTGGTGTAGGTACTGCTAGTGCGGCCGTAGTGCCCACCGGAACGCCAACAAAC